GGATTAATACCCATAGCAGTACCCTTAATTGGCACTGGATATACCGCAGTAATGTTAGACTTCATCAAAGTTGGAGCGCGGTTGATGATAATAGGAACCTGTTTAATTACCTTGTCAAAGCTACTTTCCGCGGCAGGGGTTCTGTCGGTCCAAGCTTTTTCAGAGTTAACGTAATCGTAACCTCTCTTAGATAAATCTCTAAGCATATGAAACTTATACATATTCCACAACATATCCTTAGGCACAGCAGCTTCGTTGAAGCCTAAGTTAGGCTCTGCATATATAGTTGCACGACCCGAGAAGTCTTGTTTCTTGGATAGAATCTTAGAATGGAATAGACCAGTCTTAGGGCCACCCTCCCCTGCAATCTGGTGTAGTAAGCCCTTAGCTTTTCTTCCACGAGAGTTTGGAGAGATAGCTTCGCCAAGTCCAACAATAGCTTTAACACCGGCATATGCTTCGGCACGTTCGTCTATAAGATTTTCAGGAGGTAAGAAATCTATGCTGTGTTTTAAGGCGTTGTTAACATTCATATGGTCTTTATATAGATTATTAACATCGGCAAATTCGATACGATTCCCACCCATAACAGTTGCTGGACGCATCTCAGGAGGGATGACTGGAATGTTACTAATTACGAAAGCGTCTTTAGCATCTATGCCTGTATTTTTTAGCCCATTGATAAACTTCATCTGTTTCATAAGAATGTCTTTCTTAGAAATAGACTTGGCTTCCTTATAGTCTTTTAGGAGTTGAATGAGTTTCTTTTCAGGATGGATATGCTCAAGCATTGCTGAGAAAGCATTTCCACTTACTAAGGGTTCATCGTTATTATGTTTAGTTGTCATATATAGTATCTAGTATACCTAATCCAGCTAGTTTTTCAAAGCCTGCTGGGTGAGCTTTATATTCTCGGTAGGCAGAGTTGACCCTAGACATAGCTTCATTACTACCCCCTGCTCTATCTGGGTGATACCTCATAGATGCTTTTCTAAAATGATGGGTTGCCTCTGTCTTTGTTTTGAATCCACCTGAGGGAGCTTCTAAATCTTTAAGTATAGAACTTATGTCCCTATGTTTTGAGTATGAACTTCCTCCAGAAGGATTTTTACCGTTGGCTTTGCGAATAGTATCCCAGAATTTCTTACCATGTTTGGTCTGAGTGCTGTCCGAACTTCTATAATTTGGTCCCATTTTTTTATGTAGGGATTTCAACTTCACTGCTGAGCCTATATATCCCCCAGCCAATCCACCGTAAATGGCACCTCGGGTAGTTCCACCTATCTTATCCCCTATAGTAGCTTTCTCTACCCTAAGGTTTCCATATCTATCTTTCTTAGTGTGGTCCCTAGAACTATGTGCGTATCCTGCTCCCCCACCTAATACTGCTCCGGCTTGCAAGCCCCTTAGCGAGGTATTTCCCAGATATCTCTTTACTAAGGTTTTCAAAGCCTTATTTCCATCTGCGTATACTGCAATCTTTTCTAGAAATTTATTCATACTAAACCTTTATCGTTCTAACACTCTTATTTGCAGCCGTATCTCTTAGGTCAAAGGTTCCTTCGCCTAGATGTTTAACACCGTATTTACCACTTGTAATGTTTTGAAACTCTTCAGAGCTTAAACCTAGAATACTCTTAACAGGAGCTTCGAAAGCTGGATTAACAATAGGCTCAGCTAACTTGTAGTGACTCCATTTATTCCCCCTCATACCTCCAGTAATTACGTGGTCGTATAAACCACCTTCTTCAGGTTCTAGGTTCTTAGAGTTAAGCATCAATGGTTCTTTAATCTCACCATTACTTTGGAACAAGATGTCCTTGTTAGTCATAGGAGAAGCGGTAATATTGCCACCTTCTATTTTAGTGTTAATACCAGCCCCTCGTAAGTAGCCCAAGAACTTATTGGTAGCAAATGTAGTTTTAGGTTTAGGTAAAGGTTCCCCTCTAATAAACTTAGTCCAATACTCGTCGTTCTGCTCAGACTTAATAGTAGTAATCTCTTTAAGATTCTTACGAGCATCTGAGCCTAGTAAGCCCAACATCTCCATCCAGCCTACTGACTTAGAACCCTCTTCCCCGCCTTTAGTAGGTTGACGGTTATTATCGTAACCACCTACATTACGTGAAGACTTGTTCTGGTCTGAGGTCTTGTAAAGTTTAACTATGTACTGTGGGCCGGTTAGGATTTGTCCAAAAGACTTTCCTGTCTGACCGTCCATAAGTTCATCTGTATCTGACAAGCCATGTTCTTTGAGTTTTGATTGTAAGGTAGTAATGTTATTACCAGACTCGAAGTTTTTAACTAGGTAAGGTTTACCAGTCTTAACAGCAATCTTAGAGGCAATAGTCTCCATGATTTGACCTAAGTTAATACGAGAGGTTACAGAGGCAGGGTTCAATACCAAGTCTACTGCTTTACCAGTAGCTTTGATAATAGGCATGTGCTCGTCATCTTGAATAAGAGAAACGATACCTTTGTTACCATGCAAGCCGGTAAGTTTATCCCCGACTTCTAGAGGTTTAACACTACGTAATAGTAACCGTACAGCTTTACTGTCTGTGTGGGAATCAACTACTGTCCCCAGTTCTTCATGAGTCCACTCTTCAGAAACTAATCTGTATGGATTTACTAAGCTTTTATGCAAACGCCCCAGTAATCTATCTTCAGGAGTAGGCTCACGTTTCTCAAGAACAGCGTACACTGGGTCACCATGCTCCATAATAGAGCCTTCTTTAGCGTAACCATTATCGTCTAGTTTATCTAGTTGTTGCGGTGTGTACTTTCCTGGGTAGTATCTCTTAACCAAAGCTTTTTTAGCTACGGTAGAAGGCATAACGTCGTAGTCTACTTTATAGGCATGGTGTGAGCTTAAGCTATCCGCAGCCGATCTAGAGATTACTATACCATCTTCATGGTTATAGCCTTTATAGGGTAGATAAGCAGTAACCAAGTTCTTACCTAAAGACAGAACACCGTCTCTGGTATAGTTGTTATCAAAAACAGGTTGGTCTTTAGTTACTTTGTCGCCAACTTGAACTAGAGCTTTCTCATCATCATGGAAACCCTTCATATTGAAAGGTAGGTTCTTAACCGCTTTAACTTTATGTAGGTTGCCTTCCGAATCTTTAACTACGACTTCTTTAGCATCAGCTTTAGTAACTATGCCAGCTACCCTAGATACTGTAGATGTAATCTTACCCAGTGTTTCAACCATAGACCTACCATTCTCACCTACGGTTTGGACTAGAGGAGTTTCACGGTTTACCAAAGACAAAGACTGAGGTAAAGCTTTACCCGCCATAGTCAAACGGCCAGGGTGGTTAGAGTTCATGAAAGGAACTAGGTTAGTAGTAACTGTGTATAGGGTAGTAGGATCTGAAATCCAGTATTGAACTGTGTTTCTAGGCACACGTTTCATTTCACCGTGATCTTGGGCTTCAACTTGGCCGGTAGTATTCTTCTGGTCTGAGAATCCAATAACAGAGTTCATCATCTCAGATACAGATAGGTGGTGAACATGACCTTTTAAGTCTAATACTTTAGCGTATAGGTTACCCTCTTTATCCCTACGAGCAGATATAGTGAAACGTTGGTCAATACCAGCATGGCCTGACTCTGGAGTTCTTGAAGGATCTAGGATACCTAAATGAGATGGGTCGATGTTACGAGCAGCCATAGGAACTGCACGAGCTTCTGAGATACCACCTTCTTGTGGGCCAAGTACAGTAACCTTACCTACGTTTTCCAAACTCTCTAAAGGGTTAGTTTCAGAAGGTGTTGAAATCATAGTAGAGCTTTGTATGTACGAGCTAAGTACCTTACTAAAAGGTTTAGCTGGAACAGCAGCTGTAATCAATGGGTGGTTCTGGTCTATCTTTTCAAGACCAAATGTAAGTTTGTTTTTAACTCTACGAACAGATTCTTGCTCTTTAGCAAAGCGAGTACGTAGATAGTCTGGTAGGTTCTGAACGCGTTTAAACTCTAGAGAGTCACGATTGTCTTCTACTCGGTCACCTTTACGAACGTCTACTAAGTTTTTAAGAGTTAGTAAAATAGCCTCTTTAGTAATACCAGTAAAGGATTTACCTAAAGTTGCTTTAGTAGTTTCTGCATTTAAAGTAGAGGCTTCTAAAGATGCACGTAACCCAGCTGCCATACCTTCTAGGGAAGCAGCAGGTTCTTTAGTGTAAACCATACGGTTATATAAGCTCTTTACAAGCTTCTCATCTTTACCTTCTGTGTAAGCCATGTTGGCATCCCAGACATCGTTAGGGATATACTTAGACGCTTCTGACTTATTAATATTAAATACGTGAGTAAGTAAAGGCCCAATAGGAGTATGAGTAGAGCCTACTTCTAAAAAGAAAACCTTAGTCTTTGGGTCTAGTACGATACGAAAGCTCGCACCTTTTCCAGTGTTGAAATGAGCTTCTAACTCCCCCGTGTTTTCCCTAGTTCTGGTATATACGCCCGGTAGCAATTGTAATTGATTAGCAATAGCGTAGTTGTTACCCTTATAGACTAAGGTGTGTTTATCCGTTAGGTGAAAAGCATCCATCAAAGGAAAATCTGGCATAAAGTCTACGACTTTTCCAGTAGTCTTCGAGACTAAGGTTATATCCCCTTTTATGGGATAGGTTAATGACTTTGATTTAAGGATGGCATCCTTCTCATCAGTATGGTCAAAATCTTTACGGTGAGCCTTAACATTGGCTACTTGTAATATATAGTTTTTCCCCTCTAAAGGAAAAGCCTTAAGCAAGCTTTCAATAAGAGCTTCATCAACATCGTCATTGATTTTCTTAGGGCTTGAGAATATAGGGGTTAAAACTTTGGTCATTTAACTGCTTCCATTTTTTCCATGTATTGTATGACTATAAAGAAACTAGACATAAACACGAACGTGTCCTTCTTTAGGATAACTACATCCTGACCTCTTAATCCTGTTGTTTCAAGCAGTTGTAATTCTAAAACATCTGAAGCTTCATCTAAATTGAACTTCTTATACTTGACAGAGTAGTCACTTAGTATTTTAGCAGAATCCGCAGACCCCGATCCAAACATACTAGGCATACTATATTCCGTTACGGGAATCCCCTCTTTTAGTGCCATAATTATTTATCCCCTTTATCATCTGCTGGAGGTTTAGCACTTACCGGTTTTGGTTTGTCCTCAGCAGGTTTATCTTTTTTAGCTCCAGGTTGACCTGGTTTACCAGTTTCTGGATCTGGTAGAGCAGCTTGGGCTTCTTGGAATTGGTCTATCATACTTGAAGCCATGACATACATAGCATAATCCTGTGTCTTCAACTGACCCAATGAATCCATTCTAGTTAAGTCATCCATAGCCATTAACTGAGAAGCTACGCCCTGAGCTTTCATTAGAAGAGTTTTGTACTCCTCGTCATCTTTCATTAAAGCACCCTTATCTCTAGCTGCCATGGTTCTAGCTTGGTCTATATCATAGGCTGTCTCAACTTCTTTTTTAGCTGCTTCTACTTTTTCAGTTTTGATATTCTCTAGCTCTTCACCGAAGTCAATACCATACTCGTTGAACAGGGTAGTATAAGAAGCTTTCTCAGCAGTGGCTAATTGTAGCATCAATTGCTTGAAGTTGTCGTCATCTAATAGTTTGAATGGTTGAAGCGTGATCTTTACATGTTCAATGTTTAAGTAGCTGGCTACCTTAGCCCCTGTCCAATCAATCAAATCTGTAAGACGAGAGATATAACTAAATAACAAGTTCTCCATCATACGAAGACCTACTGATGTACTTGTCCAGTTAGTAGTACCGCTTAAGAGTTCTCTCGAAACACCTAGTGACAATAGGATAGAATCCTCTGCCTGTTGGATCTCTTGGGAAACTAACAAGTTCTTACCCTCTCCGCCTAACGGAGAATATCCAATAGGCACTGGGGCAATCAGAACATGGTTCTTATCCACTTTATGTTTTTGTAAAGCATCTTGCATATTACCTACAAAGTTACGTAGACTCATAGCCGTAGCAGGGTCTGTGTTAGCAGTTTGAGCTTGAGGGAATATAGCTCTCAAAGGATTTAAGTACTCTGTAGCAATAGCCTCATTAGCTTTACGTAGAGTCGCTTGGTAAAAAACTAAAGAGAACAAGGATAGTAGTGGAGGTACAGCAATACCTTCAATAGACCCGCCAGTCGTA